GCCAAGTCCTTGTCATCCAATTTAGCCCTTCAGGAAGAGACCTTTCTAGCCATTCCCAAAAGGTGTCATCTGGGTATCTCCCACCATACTCTTTCTTAACTTTAGCCCAATTATTATCAGGCATTATTTTGCCCTCCGTTTCATATAATCGGCAAACACATTACCCCAATACTCTCTGGTGGTAGAACCCCATATTCTAGTCTTTGCATTGGGCTGATTAGTATTCGGTTGCGGAGGTCTCGGCTGAGAACTGTGTATAGCACTCCTACCCCGTTCATAGTGATACGGCTCCCTCTGCCTCAACGCCCGTTCCTGTTGCGACTGACGTGGGTTCGCCCATTCCCGCATTAGCTTCCTCCATCTCCATATTATACATTTCTTGCAACGTCTCCATTGCTTTTGGCTCTTGCCCGTATTTTAAGTAGGCTTCAATGGCTTTCAACATTGCCAGTTTAGGCGAATGGTCTGCCATCTCCATAGCCGACCAATCCTCTATCATCTTCGGGTCTTGCAGTTTCAGGATGTTTTCGTTAATCCACCTTTCAGGAAGCCCTTGCCTCTTTGCCATATCAGCTATTGCCCAAGTATCCATTTGCTGATAAGGAGTTCTGGCAGTGTGTTGCACTTTGATAATGTGAGGTTTCTCTAAATCTATCTTCGTAACCTCGTGCTCGTAATATTGCCCTTTATATTCCATCTGGACATTGACTTTTCTGATTTTCTGGCTAGGCTTTCTACCAACCCGACCAACACCACCTACCCTTAACTGCTCTTCAACTAAACGGCAAGCACCAGCATAAAAGTTGTCAAGGCACTGAATTTGTGGGTTCAGAACTCTATTCCCTGACTCCTGAACCAGATTATATAAAGTCCCAGACGGAGGTGGTTTACCAATATCCACTTTAGGTAATATACCCCTCTCAATCTGCCCGTTTAACCAGTCCGATATTCCAATAACAGTAGGGGAGAGTTCCTTCATTGGCGAAGGTTCAAGTTTGTTCTCGCCCATTGTCAATTCAAGAACACCACCAGGAATATTAACAGTGCTCTCTATTGGCCTACCATTATCTCCCTTATAATTGATAAGAGCTTGATTTGCCATCAGGTTGGCGTGATTAGCTTCTATGGACATAAATCGGTTGCGTATGCCGTTTATTTTTCGTAACGGAGCAAAAATGCCTTCACCACGACCAACCACTTGATTATTAGAGTCTCTGACTGGGGGTTTAGTAGCTACGGGAACTATCACTATGGGCATAGAAGGCAGTTCATAAGTTGTTGGCGGTTTAATAAACTCTTCCTCGCAAATAATAGCGTTGGCTATCTTTCTTGTGTTAGGAGACTTCCCCTTACCCATATCTTGCCAATAATCAAGCACATCATAGCTCTTTTTAGAGGTCTCCCACACTTTATACCAGGGTTTCTCTTTCACTGTCTTCCCATATTTATCCTCCAACTCTTCAGGAGTGAAGGAGTCGGTATAATTAGTCCACAAAAGACCTTCACCACCTACTTGATAGACTAACCATCTATAATCATAGGGTAGGAAGTCAAAGATAACCTTATCGCCCTTTTTAAGGACAAGAAATCTCCCTGCTGCTCCACCCCTCATCCCTGCATTCCAGATAGTAAACTCTTTTAAGGGAGGCAGGACTAGATTAACAAGCCTTTCATCTGCCTTCTCAAATCCAAAAATTAGTAATCGCTCCAATTTCCCTTCTTCTTCACGTTTATCTTCTCCAGTTTCTTCCGCCATTCTAACCCTTATTTGTCTTTCAGAGGAAGATAGGATGGACTGCTCATCATCTGAGAAAAGGCGTAGGCTGTTAGATATAATATCAATATCAGAGCTATGTCTCTTGGTTTTTGTATCTAAAGTGCCGTCATAGGAGCTTCTTTCTACATTCCAAGTTGCCCAATCATCATCCATTACTTTAAAAAAGGACTGCAAAGCCTCGGTTCTTATCTTAACTTTCCCTGTTATAGTTTTTGCATCTTCCATATTTGTCTCCTCACCATATTTGTCTTTTCTCTCGCAATGACTTATTTTCTAACCTTAGTAGACGGATTTCCTGTTTTAGTTCTCGCTGACCTTCAAGCAATTTGTCTATCTTACTTTCCATTATGGTGATTTGATTATGTTGCATCTCCTGAATTAACTTTAGATTTTCAGGATACCGATTGTCTTGCCTGTTTTCCTTACTTCCCTTTGGATATTTTACTCCTTTGTGATGAACAATCTCCCAGCTATGTAAACAACGCCCTAATGCTTTTGCTACCACTAGACGGTGTTCTAATACATAGCCACCTGCCCTTGTTGTTTTCCTCGCCATTGGGAAAAAGAAGTCCTCTGGTTGTAAATACACCATAATATAGCCAGCATAATTCTCATAGCGACCACCTTTCCAATGTTCGCTATTTACGCCTTTCCTAATCCCACACTTTTGGCACAAGGTTCTCCTGAGCTTTCCACTTTTTGATAATCTTACCCATCGCTCTTTATCACACCCTTCGCAGGCAGCCCATATATGCCTCCCAGTCTCTTTATAACCAATCTCTCTGCCTAGCTTTATTTCACCTAGTTCTGGCATTTTAACCTCCTCTACCAGATACGAGTTCCACCAACAAACATTTTTGCCTTTTCCGCCGAACGAACCTTTTTAAGCATCTGATTAGTAAACATAAGGGCGATTACGGAGTCGCCGTGAGTCTTCCCTGTGGGTTCAGGGTAGTCGTTTACCCATTGGTATTCCATCATCTCCTGAATTTGAGGCTCAAACTTGGTAGTTAAACTTCCATCGTTTATTGATTCTATCAATTTAACAACAAGGTCTCTTTTATTAGGACGAGTAAGTGCCCATCCAACCTTTTCATTCCCTTTTATCACTCCACCTTTTTTCTTTTTATCCTCCGCTTCCTTTGAAAACAGGTTAGGATAGCCCAATTCCACCAATTTATCCGCAACTGCCCGCCCAATGCCTATATTATCTATACAAAGAGGCGGATTGAAGTATCTTTTACATAAACTAAAGCAGTTATAGGCAAATTCCGCTGTTCCAACCTTATTAGTCCAGATAACCGCAGCTACTTCAGCGTTTAAGCCGTCTTTACCAGCTATCGTTAAGCAGGAATAGTCTAATCCTACCCCTTCCCCAACATCTATCCCAGCAGCATACGCCGCCCCAACCCTCGGTGGGTGCAAGATGTGAATATACCCCTGCTCTACATCCCCTTTTATTATACCATCCCATAATTTGTCCAATGCTTTCTTCTCAAAACACGATACCGCCGACTGTGGACTTAACGCTTCATCAGCAGTTCTGGGATAATTAGCCTCTACAACCCAGGGGGTTTCCGCATTCTCTTTAACTAACGCATCATAAAACTCCTGACCCCTGTCAGGACGCACATCATAACCATAAAATAACGCCTTAAAACCATTCTTCCCATCCCTAGCATTTTTCCAGTGGTTCTTAAAATAGGAGTCAGGCTTGGTTTTATCCACCGTAGATACAGATACTAACTTCCTTTCAGGACTATCAGCTACAGTGGCTCTGGTATGAGATAAATTAACTTCATAATAATCGTGAAAATCACTCTCATCATGTATAACCCTGCCAGCAGTTTCTCCAATACCAGCCGTCTCTGTAGAGGGATAAGCCGATATTTTGGACTTCATTTCCTTAAACCCAAACCTCTCCGTAGAATCAGGGTCTATGGTGAATACCTGCATCCATTTGGGTAAATTGTTGTAAACTATCCTCGCCTTGAGTAATAATGCCTGCGCCTCTACCTTCCCTTGCGAAATCTCTAATACACTCCACCCAGGTATGTTGTATATCTCCCATAACGCCTGCACACCACCTAAAGCCCAGCTATAGTGTGAAACAAAACCATCCGCAATGAATGTCCCCACAGATGTCATAATATCTACCATTCTCCTTTTCCCTAAAGGCTTGATAGATAATATCTCACCAGACTGGCATTTATTAAGTGATTTACCTACCCACCAACTATTATTAACAAAACGGGAGGGGCGACACTTGCCTATTATCTCAAA